GAAAGCTATATCTAATGTAATACCTTTATTATATTTGGTTAAGAAATACGGCCAATTTCCAAAGCACATATGTGGATGAATAAAGAAATCTGGATTATCATGATATAATTGATGCGGTGTTAATGAAAGCATTACTAATTGAATATTGTTTGCTTTATGTTCTTCCTTAAGAAGTTGTACCAAATCAAATGATGATATATAACCTCTAGTATTTATTACATGCTCAGTTATTATGATAGCTATATCATAAATAGTTATCATATTATGATGCATTTCAATAGTAGCCATTTCATTCGTAATATTACTATGAAAATGACAACGGTTTAATCCTAAGTCTATTAGATATCCTTTATAGCGTTTATATGTTCGACTGTGATGAAATCTAGATATAGAATTATCTAGAAATTTTTTATAATCTTCTATATTAATTAAAGTTTCCCTCGTCTGATAAAAGGGTAATTGATAAGGACAATTATCTGAATATATTGTAGGGTTTACCCCATTCTCAATAAAATTTTCAATGTCAGGTATTTTATTATAATTGGGCATTACTAAATACCTCCTTTACCAATAGTTTACTTATATATATGTTAATTTAACCTACATCGATTAAATTATGATAAATAAAAATAATTATCTTTATTAAAATTTAGAGTTTATCACATATAAGTAAGTAAATAGAAAGCTGGTGGTTAGATTATGACATTAAATATAAATAAAATCACTACAAGTATTCCAATTATAGATGAATTAACATACTATGCTAAAATTATGGCCTTAGATACTATTATTAAAGATGAAGATGATGCATTAAAATATGAAACATTAGAAACTATAAAGAAGTCTGATTTATATATAGCATGTATTAGTGGACGTGCTACGTTTCTAATGTTTGCGGATGATGCTTATACTATGGATTTATTAATAATTGTCGATCTTCAGCCTACTAGTATAAGAGAAGCCTGTACGATAGATAAGAAAAAAATACCTGAAAATTATCGACCGATGTTAACAAGATTGGTCGTTGCTAAATATATTGCTGAATATGAGGAAAAAAATAATTATTATCGAATGTTAAATGGGCAACCTGATATTGGAGACACAACTGTATATCCTACGAAATTTAATCAATCATGGGAACCTGGGATATACATTAAAGAATATAGTAATCTCCCAGAAGGATTGGATTTAACAATTCCTCTTCATAAATATGATAAAACCATTATAGAATATTTAAAAAGTCTTGGTGTTCTTGCAGCTGTAATGGCAGACTATCCAACCAAAAAATATATAAATTATTTAGGTAATAAATCTGTGTCTATATATGATGCTAGAACTGCTGGACCTTTTGCTATTCTATATGTACCAAAAATAGATATATCAGAATTATATCAAAATTTTAATAATAGTTTAGAAAAGAATCGAGCTTATGTTACAAAAGTAATATATAATGAAGCTTTTAAACTAGAATCTATGTATTATAATAAATTTATTATAATACTAATCATAATACAATCAATGGTTGATACTATTATAAGCGCCCCTGAATATCTAATACGAAGAGATGTATTTGATATTCGAACCATTCAATATATTTTTGAGGGGTATGATGTAGACTACTTTAAAGAAATTCCATTAAAATACCAAATTGCTATGGTGAAAAATCTTAATAAACTTATAAAGTATAAATCTACTACTAAAAACTTAGTAGATATCTGTACTTTATTCGGATTTGAAGATATAAATATTTTTAAGTATTATCTTCTTAAGGATAGAAAAAAAGATGAAGATGGGAATTTTGTTTATAATTATAAACAAATCCAAGATCCTGAATATCCTGATGATCCAACAAAAACAATTACTGTTGAAGATTTAGATAAAAATTATGAATTAAAATTCTTTAAAACCCCTGTTGATGCTGATATGGAAATGTATATAAGAGATGTTATGAATTTTATATCTTATGATGATGTAACATCACAAGATATATATTGGGATGGGGATAGAACTCATGAGGAAGTAAAGGATGATATTTTAAATGTAGAATTTAATATTCTTCAATCAAAATATATATCTATAGATAGTGTGTTTCATTTAACAAATCTATCATTTGAAAGGCCTTACTTCTTTAGTATATTATTCGAAGAGGATAGAAAGACAGATACATTGAAAATTGGTGTTCCATATATTTCTATTACTAAAACATTTAGATTCACAGATATCATATGTTTTCTATATTCATTAATGTATGAATATTATGGGATAGAAGATTCTATTGTAGATACAACAACTAAGATAATGGCAATCAAAGGGTTTAACTTCAAAGCAGATTTGGCAGCTCTTGCCCAATATCTTAATGATAATAATACTTCAATGGTTGAATTGGGATTATCAGAATTTCAAGTACCTGAAGGGTCTATATTAACATTTGGACAATTATTAGAAATTTTTACAAATAATAAACAAATTTATGACTTTCTAGAGGATAAATTATACAATGCGGAGGATTATAATTCTTATCGTATATATAAGACAATATATAATTCTCTAATGATTCATGATGAAAATATGGAATTCTTTAGAAAGTCTGATAATACATTAGCTGTTTCATATAGTGATTTTCTTAATGATAGAGATATCATTCTATATAATTTAACTCAAGAGATAAAATCAATACCTGCTTTGGATACAAAACAAACAACCATAATTGATACAATTAATTACACTATTATGGCAATAAATGAGTATATTGATACGGATGACTATAAATATCTATTTTCAGATTTACCAACAGAGTCAGCGATAGCTATTCAAAAATATATCTATAAAGTTATTAATTTCTTCAAATCTTATAAAATAGATATATTTAGTATTAATAACATTTATAAGCTTGATGATGAATCTGGGAAAGCAAATATTATAGATAAAATGTTTATTAATGCTATATCAACGAAATTTGACTCACTTCCATATTATGATCAATATACTAGTCTAATAACAACTATGAATCGTGAAGATATTATTAAATATCTTGATTATTTAAAGAAGACTGTAAATTTAACCTATACAGAACAAATTCAACCTACAGAAAATATAAATATAATGGGAGCAAGTATAAATTATACTGATGTGTCTATTTTTAATGAGATATTTATACCAACGACAAATCTTGCATTTAGCGATCAAGGGTTAAATATAATGGATAAACTATGGATAAAGCGAGTTTAATGCTACAGTTCTAACATATTAATAATTTAAGAATTTAGGGAGGTATAGATATGTTCAACAAAAATATTGTTCTATTTGATAAAAGTGATTCAAGGGATAATTGTAGTCTACATAAAACTACAATTGATATAAGAAATATAGACACACAAGAATTATTATTTAAAGGATCGAACAAAGTTATACTTGCTGGATCGACATTTACAGCAATGAAGCATTTCGCTATTACTCCGGCTGTATTAACTCCGACATATAATTCAGTGCTAGAATTAGAAAATAGTGTTATTGGAGAAGTACATGCTGAATCTGAAGAAAAAGTATTTCTCTTCGGTATGGGGACTGATGGTTGTGGGGCTGGTCCGGCGCAATTAAATGAAGTGGATTATTCTAAATGGTTATCTCCAGAAGATATGGTATCTTTTAGATATCCATTAGTTTCAGGGGATTTAGGTGCTCTGGATAGGGATATATATTTCGGAAGAAAAGTAAATGGTGATAGAGTTCATTATTATTTTAAGAGATTTGAAGGAAATCCATCATGGAAACAACAATATGTTGATGGAACACCGATTGATGTAAATGTTTATGATTCTCTTAAAGAAGATGCAATTGAGTCTTATGTTGAATTAAAACTAAAAATTTTAAAAGAAGATGCAAGAGAATTTTTCATAAATTCTGTTGGGGCTGGTGGTATTTCTAATGCTCGAATTAATACTATTATGCTACTAACAGCTTGGCCTAAGGTTTATGGAGATTATAATTATTATCAAGATATTCGGCCTTTAACAAAATTAAATTTCCCGACAGAATATCTAATAGACGAAACAAAAGGTTTGGATATTACATACCATATTTACTATTAGATATAATTATATATTATATTAATAAGTAGAAAAAAAATTGTTAGTAAACATAATTATAATTATATATTATAATTGTGAATATAAAGA